TGTAGGTTTGGATTAGAATAACTAAATCTACCGGTGACAGTGCCACCGCTATCTGATCTAATCTGATTTATATCAGCATGTATTCTACCGTTATGTTCATGTTTTATTATAGTGTCTATGAATGTCGTATGTGCCTTGTTAATCTCTCTTGCTTTTGATATACATTGAACCAGAGGATGTTGGTGAGTAGACAAAAAATTTTTTGTGAAGGAGGGTGCTTGTGTTTTTGCGGTTCTATCGTATGGTAAATCTAGTTTGTCAAAAACTTTGGCTATCGATCTTGCTGCCCATATTTGAGTATCTATTCCTGTTTCTGTTTTTACTTTTTGCAGGAGTTTCTTTTCTTCTGATGCTAATTGCTGCTTCATTGTATGAGCTTTTTGAACGTCCACTCTCACCCCAAGAAATCGCATATCTACCAGACAAGGGAAAAGATCAGTCTCAAGGCTAAAGATAGATTCAAGATCTTGTTCTATAATCTCTTTTTGCATGATCTTCCAAAGTCCTAGGGTCAACTCCGCATCTCTCTCTGCATAATTACCAACATACATCGCCGGCATCTTCCACATGTCAGCCTTTGGATCTAGCCCCCACTCTTTTGCTGCATTGTTTAACTCAGTCTCATTCTTTCCGTGACCTAAATAATCCCAACCAAGAGATCCAAGATCATATCTAAATCTGTTTTCGTTGACTAATGATGCTGCTATCATGGTGTCAACAATCTGTCCGTTAATTTTTATACCCATTGATCTAATCCAACAAACATCATACATGGCGTTGTGAAATATTTTTGTGGACTCTGATTTACAAATATCCGTAAACCACTGAATTACTTTACTTTTTTCTAGATTACCACCGCCCTCATGATCAAATGGAAAGTACCCTGAGTAGCCATCTGTTGCAACCGCTATGCCCACAACTTTACCTTTTTTTGTGACAGAACCTGTGCCCATGGTTTTAAGTTCTGGATCATGGGTTTCCAAATCTATCGCTATCTCATCACAGAATCTAAGATCAGGAAACTCTGTGGGTTTAACCCACTCTGTCTGTGCCTTAAATATCATTTATAGTCTCTTTCCTTAATCATCTCTAGATAATGTATTGCTTTATCTATATCCTCCACTCCACCTTTCTGAGCGTGTCTGCATATGTATTTTATAGCATTGCCTTCCGCAAAAAGCAATTTATTCTTATTTATAAACTCTGCTGGCTGTATCTCCATGTACATGTAGTGTGTTCCCGAAACCTGTTTTAGATATGGATCTTCTTTTTCTGGCGTATCATCTATCATTCTATTTTTCTTAGACATCTAGTTCCTCCTTTATATATCGTTTAAGTTCTTTATCTTGCACGTTGTCCGGTATCTTATTCTTGTAAAATATTTCATAGCTGTCGCTACCATACTTACCTATACCAAATAATTTTGTTGCATCTTCACCATCCCATCTCAAATACTCCTCTGACATTCTCCATATTCTCTGTGCCCTGACATTGTGCATACCTAATTCTTTTATGATATCTGCTAAGGTTTCTCTATCAGACTCTAACAATTTTTGAGGTGTTGGAAATCTATCAAAAAGTTTTGGTAAGATTTTTTTTACTTTCTTTCTTCCTGTTTGATTAAGACAAATAACAGCAACCATGTGTTGCCACCTGCTTCCTATCTGTTGTTGCACCATTAGATCATCTCTCATATCTTAAACTCCTTTGATTTTTTTTGTGGTTTTATTAGATAAAGATTTTTCATAGATCTAGTAATACCAACATACCATACACGATATTCCTCATCCTGCTTTGATTTAGATTTTTTGGCTCCCTTTATCGTATTTGCTGTGTGGTTTAAAAATAATACAACGTTTGTTGCCTCACCACCTTTGGCCCCGTGTATCGTGGATACTTTTATTCTTGCATCCTCAGTTGGATCTTCACCGCTTAATAAAAGTAATTTCATGTATATGATCTGGCTATCTGTTAATAAATCAAAAGCATCATACCAATACAGAGATAGATTCATTTCTCCACTCATTCTCTCTTTTATTCTTTGTATCTGTATATCTGGTAGTATTATTTTTTTCTGTAATTTTTGCCAGTTGTTTATGTCTTCATATAAACTCTTACCTATACTATTACCCTGAGCAGTGTTAAAAAAGTAACCCTTCTTTTTTAGATACGTTGGCACAGACTTTAGTATGGATTTTGTTCTAGCTAAAATCAACCAATCACCTTTTGACATATCAATGTCTGATAATTTAAATCTCTCATATATTGTGCCAGATTCTGATTTTGGAAAATACTCCTTGTCAATCCTATTTTCTTCTATTCTATTAATGACATTTAATGCGATCTCCTGTATACTACTTGGCACCCTTTCTGATTTTGTTAGTGGTATCTCCTCTGCGTCATAGTTTATAAAAGAATCAACATCAGCGCCAGCCCAACCAAATATTGCCTGATCATCATCCCCTGCAACCCAAACATCACAACCCGTGTCTTTCTCTATCTTATTTATCATTGACCATTGTATCAATGATAGATCTTGTGCCTCGTCTACAAATATCACATCAAAATCTGGCGTAACATTTTTATCTAAGAATTTTTGTATCATGTCTGTAAAATCTATAAGTCCATAAACTTTTTTATAATTATTTATTTCTGCCTCTATGGCCTCTAATTTGGTTCTCTCTATTTTTGATAAATGTTCATTTAAATCAAACTGTTCTATTGGTGGTATCTGTTTTACCCTAGCTAAATTTATCAGACTCAGATACTCGCTGTCAGAGGAAAATATGCCATTCCAATGATTAGTCTCGTACGAGGCATATTTGATCTGTATGCCACAAGACTCACCTATGGCCTTATAATTAAGATCCTGCATGACATTCTCCTCTCTCAATCCTAATTGATTAAATGCAAGAGAGTGCAGTGTTTGAAAGTATTTAATATCCTTTTTAGTAAGTTCTGTTTTTACTTTAAGAAATCTATCTCTTGCCTCATTGGCAGCCTTACGAGTAAATGCAAAATACCCTATCCTGTTTAATCTTATGCCTTCGTTGACATATTTTTGCACCTCATTTAATAGTCTTCTGGTTTTACCTGTGCCTGGTGGACCTACAACTTTATATCTCATTAGTAGTTACTCTTCTTTCTATCCACTGGTTTATATTCTATCTTATCTATATGCAGTTGCTTGACCCTACAAACTTTTAAAGTTTTTCCATCAACGTTTAAGGAGTGATTAAATTCAACACCACATTTATCTTTTAATTTTTGTGCGATCCTTTCCTCTGGTATTTTCCAACTAGAGCCTAAATGATCCAGAAAAGAATTAAATCTAAAGAAATGATGACCCTCCTCGGTCAGGCAAGATCCGCTGTTGATATGTATTCTTTCCCTAGCACGTGGGCCATTCACACAATACTGATATAGCTCTTCTTTTAATCTATCCTCTATCTGTGTTCCTGCAGGCGGTGTTATTGTTGTAGAGTTTTTTCTAAATTCTGTAAGCTTTGCCCTAAAATCTTTTGGTTTCAATGGCTCGTGATAGATACCAGTCTGTTCCCATATCAGATCTAATAACTCTGTCTGTTTGGTTATTAGTCGCCTGTTGCTTGCCACAACCCCTGCTTTCGTGCCATCTGGTAATGCCACATTAAATCTATATTCAGGTTCCGCGTACATGATGATCTCAAAATCTGTGATGTCTGGAAACATGGTGATACTATCTGATCTGACACCAAATGGTCTGGTATAACAAAGACTACGCATACACTTGCTATGTATCGGATCTTCATAACATGTATGACCCGCAGTGTCCTTTTTCCACGCGGTTATCTTAGAATCTAATTTTGACTTGTCCCAAGGTGTTTCAAGGTAATTATAGTTAGCGTTTGCGACATGATCTGGCCACTTATCTTTGTATTTCTTTTTAGCAAAGACCATGTAGTTGTACATAAATCTATCTCTGCCATCATCTAGTTTTCTTTTTGAACATAGAGCAAGACACGGTGGACCATCCTCAAACTCTTTATTCGTTCCTATTAATATATTTTTATATGTCTCATCTACAAGTTTGTCTAACTCGTCTTTGCCTATCTTATTATGTTCTGCTAAATCTAAAAATTGTTCTATGTCTAATTTATTATTATTCTTGTCAACCGCATATCTATTTGTTTCTCCGTTATTATAATATGGTAGGTTTATAAAGTTTCCTGGTTTTATATCTCCTTTGTCATCTTCCTTTAGTTCTTTCTGTTTTGGAAAAACCTCTGTGTCAGGATCTAATCCAAGTGGCAGTAAAAAAGATTTTAATGCCGAGATTAGATCGACGGTTGGTATCGGCTCTTTTAAAAACAAATAACAATGTAATCCTCCGCTTTTTGATAACATAGGTATCAAAGGTAGTTTATATTGTTGAAATAATGCTAGATAGTTTTCTATCTTAAACGTGGAATAATTTTTTGGATCTATATCTATGCAACCAAATTGAGCTGTCTTGTCCAATCTACATGGTTGAACCCCTATGGATATTTTGCCTGCCACGTGATCCCTATAATCACCCTGTGTTACAGGTCTACCTGCCCATTCGTAATTTGGTTTAAGTTTATTTTTTTCTGTATCTAATTCAGCGGAAGACATGTCCGCAATACCAAAATCGCCTTCGTATCCAGTAAATAATTTTATAAATTTATCAACCATAACGATCCCGGGTCGGAGCGGCTCCAGTCTCCCTTCACCGCTCCTATCTCTCATAAAAGAGAATTAGTAGTTAGATTCCTCTTCTGTATAAGACTCGGCTTTCGCCTGACCTTTTTTTAAGGAAGTGTGAAAGTCTCTAGCCATCTGATAGATGCCCGCATCGTCAACCTTTCTTAATAGATTAACGTTGTAACCATGCCAAGTAAAACTGCCAGAGTTTTCAACAGAGTTTAGTTTATAAACCCTAGAAAACATCGGTGCAGGTACAGACTTGTTGGTTTTTGGGTCAACCTCAAATTGATCCTCCATTAACGAGTTCCAACTTCTGCTAACCTTTAATTGTGTTGATTTCATGGTCATCAGAGCTTTTTCAGGTCTATCACCTAAAACAATAACAAAATGATTTGCTGTTTTTATGATCTCATTACCATTATCCAACATATCTTTGTTACGATCGTTCTGATTTGTTTTAGCCATGATCTCAGGCCCTCTGTCATTATGTATGGGTCTACCCTCCCTTTTTTCAAAAGGTGCCCATTCTGGATATGTCATTTTATAAAATACAGGTATAACTTCTATACCCTTCTCACCATTGTATAGTTTTTTGGTGACTGTATTATAAAACATACCCGCCTCTGCGCCTTCAACATACTTTGCATGTTTCTTTTTAGTCTCATCTGAACCTGATTGTAACAGTTTCAGAAACGGTAATGCGAGATCAGATTTATCTATGTTCTCAAGACCCATTCCTGAATCTGATACAAAGTCTAATGTCGCTAACGCACCACCTTGTTTTTTTACTAAGTCTCCTGTTTCTTGACTCATGCTATTTGCTCCTTGTTATTTTTGTTTTGTTTCCCTTAAACAGATTAAAATGTTCAGAGGGCAAATCCATTCCTTTTTCGACCCGCTCTCTGTATAGTGCTTTGAGAGTCATGGGCTCAACCTTTAATTTTTGTTGAGGCTGATACCCATTACTCTCAGCAAGGTTAGCGTATTCACGCGCCTTGTTATCTTCGTTACGACCAAAGGAAACAGTGATCTCATTTTTAATCAAATCACCCAAGTCGCTATTTCGAAGCCAGTTAAATGCGCCCTCCTGTTTATCTTTAGGAATTGTTGCGCTGTAAATTTCTTTTATCTCTATTGAGGAACCATCTCTCAACTTCATGGTTTTCATTTTCATAGAGTCCATGATCTCAGGTATTACCTGTTGAGAAAGTTTATCAGCTCTCTCTTTTTTTCTAGACAATCTTTCCTCATCAAGTTTAATCTCATCTTCTAATGATTGTAACTGTAAAACATGACTGGATAATGTCTCTGCATTATTTAAGTTGTTTACTTGTTGAGGTGCATCCTCAACAAACATTTTTTGCAAATCGTTACTATCAACATTAGGACTTGTAGTAATTGTTTGCGTATTTTCTGTTTTAATTGTTGTCATCGATTTCTCCTTTCTCATATAAATTAATCGATATGGGATAATATGTTCTTTCTTGTTTATCCCATTTAAGCAGATTATATTTTCCACCCGTTATATCAGACACAATAGAACAGGCAACACCAATAATGGCAGGATCA